CCCGCAAGTTACGGCAATATCTCAGATCACGGGGAATGCGTTTCAAACGTAACCTGACAGGTAACCTGTCCGGCAGTACGATGGCGGACGCGAAGAGCGTTTCAACCGAGCTAATACCGCTCGACAGGCAGCGCAAAAACGTAGCCAATGCCGCGCCCGGTGCGGATCATCCGCGCCGATTTCGGATCAATCTCCAACTTGCGCCGCAGCCGCAAGATCTGAACATCGATGCTGCGATCGAAGATATCTTGATGAACTCGCGTCGCGCGCAGGAGATGCTCGCGCGCAAGAGGTCGCCCTGGCGACTCCAGAAACGCCAGCAACAAGGCGTACTCACCTTTGCTCAACGGGACTGCTTCTTCATTGGGGTCTACCAGCCTTCGGCCACGACGCTCCAGCTGCCAGCCATTGAACGGATAGCCTCCTCCATCCCCCTCGCGGCTTTCCGCGACACGCGGCACCTGCCCTCGTCTTAATATGGCGCGGGTACGTGCAAGCAATTCCCTGGGACTGGGCCTTACGATATAATCGTCGGCACCAAGTTCGAGGTTGACGATAGGATCAACGTCGTCGGCTCGGTGGCTGGTGATGATAACTGGAATATCCGATTTCGACCGGATTGATCGCAACCGATCCAGCCCGTCATTCAGGCCGAGCGGCTGGTCCATGATGATCAGGCTCGGATGGTTGCTTGTGCATTTCACCTCGCTCCAGTTGGACAAACACCTGGTGGGGAACTTGTGATCAGAAAAGTAGCTGCTCACAGCCTCTCGCATCGCCGGATCGTTGTTGACGATCAGGATATAGCCTGTCCCTCCGATGTCTTGGTTCATATCTTCGATTCTCGTCAGTCATTAGGCGCGGTTCCAATCTCATCGATCCTCTCATCGACGGTCGGAATTCTTCGACCCAGGTAACTTGGACGTCGATGCACGACTGTGAACTGGTTCATATTTCACGAACGCATGGATCGCTGTAGAGGGCTAATTCCTGCTTGGCGAAAGCGACGGTCGAACGACTTCGACGACAGCTATCTAGCTGCGCTCGACAGGAAGGCTTCGCCAAAGTCCCCGCATTTCACGCCACCCATGTCTCATATGGGTCAAAGGCGGTAAGACTCAGACTGAGCAACTGTTTTCCGGTCTGCACCTCAAAGCAGACGCAAGGCGTTACGAATCCACGCCCCAACCATGTGCATCCAGATCGCGAACGCCGAGCGCCTGGCGCTGGAGGCCGCCGCGCGCGTGTTCGAGCCGCCGCCTGAGGTCGACTATGTCGAGTGGGCGAAGGACAACATCGTCTTCAGCGAGCGGGAGAGCCCGTTCCCGGGGCCGTTCAATGTCGAGCGGTTTCCGCACGTCGCTCCGATCCTCGGCGCGCTCTCGCCGGAAGATCCCTGCCGCGTAGTGACGCTCGCGGGCTCGGCGCAGATCGGCAAGACCGTCATCGCCAACATCTTCCTTGGCGGCTCGATGGCGATGGACCCCTGCGATTTCCTGGTGGTTCATCCGACCGATGACAATGCGAGCCGCTGGTCGAAGCTGAAGCTCTCGCCGATGCTGAAGGGCACGGCCTCGCTGCGCGGGTTGTTTCCGGAAAAATCGCGGGACGGCTCGAACAGCGTCCTGTTGAAGGAACATCGCGACGGCCTCGGCGCTATTTTGATCTCCGGCGCCAATTCGCCGACATCACTGTCGCAGGTCACCATGCGCCGCCAGGTGCAGGACGATCTGTCGAAGTGGGAGATGAACGCCGCCGGCGATCCGGAATCGCAGGCGGACAGCCGATCGCGGGCGCATGAGTTCGCGAAAATCCTCAAGGCCTCGACGCCGCTGGTATTGCCGGGCTGCCGGATCACCAAGAGCTTCGAGGCCGGCAGCCAGGAATATCCTTACGTCCCATGCCCGCACTGCGACGAGATGCAGGTGCTGGAATGGCAGAACATGCACGCCGCGCTCGATCCGGCCAAGCCGGAGGAGGCGCACTTCACCTGCATCGCCTGCGGCGCGTCGATCGAGGAACATCACCGCCGGCAGATGCTGGAGCGGCTGGAGTTTCGCGCGCACAATCCCGCGGCAAAGCGCGAGCATCGCTCGTTCTGGATCTGGTCGGCGTATTCCTACCTGCAATCATTCGAGCGCATCGCGCGGGAATGGCTAAAGGCCAAGGGCGACCCCGAGGCGGAAAAGACGTTTCTCAACGACACCGCGGGCGAGGCCTACAAGGCCGCGAGCGAAGCGCCACCCTGGGAGAAGCTCCGCGATCGTGCCGCGCAGTCCGACTATCCGCGTGGCACGATTCCGGCCGGCGCGCTATTGCTGTTCTTCGGCTTCGATTGCCAGGCCGACCGCGTCGAAGGCCAGCTCGTCGCATTTGGCCGGGATCACCGCCGGTTCGTGATCGACTACACCGTGATACCCGGCCATATCTCGGAAGCGACTTGCCAGGAACGGCTGACGGCGCTGCTGCAGCAGACCTGGACCAACGCGGCCGGCCAGAAAATCGGCATCGACCGCGCCGCGATCGACGGCAACGCCTGGACGGAGGACGTCTGGGACTTCGCCAAGAAGCATCACTCGTCGCAGCTGATCATGGTGCGCGGCCTTGGCTCCGATACCGCGCCCCTGCTTGCCCGCATGAAGAGAGAACGCAACCAGCGCACCGGCAAGCTGCTGAAATACGCGAAGCGGTTCTTCAATTTCGGCACTTCGGTGCTGAAAATGGCGCTGTATCGCAACCTGGCAAAGGAAGATCCGTTCGCCCAGGGTTATGTCGCGTTTCCGCGGGGCCTTGACGACGAATATTTTCGCCAGCTGACCGCGGAGCGGCGCACGCCGGAGAAACGGCACGGCTTCGTGGTCTATCGTTGGACCAAGGACGAGACGCAGGCCAACGAAGGCCTCGACACGATGCTGCAGGCCGAAGCGGCGGCGATCAAATACGGCGTTCGTGGGCTTCCGGAAGCGATCTGGGCCCGCCTTGAAGCCGAACGCGAGACGCCGCCGCCTGAGAGCCAGCCCGAACTGTTCGATGCGCCGTTGCTGACGATACCGCAAACGCCCCAGCCGGCGCCTCGGCCATCTCGGGCACCGGCGCCAGCCCCGAAAGTCACGCGCCGATCGACGCGCTCCGGCTACATGGATTGATACCGATGCCCGCTGACCTTCAGACGCTGCAGGGGCGCCTCGATGCGCTGAAGTCGGCGCTCGCCAATGGCAGATCCGAGGTCAGCTATGCCGGCCGCACGACGAAATATCGTTCGATCGCCGAGCTCCAGGCGGCGATCAAGGATGTGGAGACGGATATCGCCGCGCTGAACGGCACGACGATCCGCCGCACCTATCGCTTTTTCTCGAACAAGGGCCTTTGAGGCATGCTTGCACGCGCCGCACAAGCGCTTCGTGCTGCGGGCACCGCGGTCGCGCAGGCCTTCGGAAGCTTGAGCGACGGCATCGGCCTCGAGGCGGGGCGGATGGGCCGCCGGCTGGGCAGCTGGATTCCGTCGCGCGTCCATGTCAACACGCTGATCAACCAGTCCGGGCCGAATACGCTCGCCCGCGCGCGCTACCTCGCGCGCAACAATGGCTATGCCTTCAGCGCCGTCGAGTGTTTTTCCTCCAACCTCGTCGGCGCCGGTATCAAGCCGAGCTGGAAATCGCCGCTACCGGTGCCTGACATCGAGGAAGACGGCGCCGACGCGGCGGCGAAAGCGGCTTCGGATCAGAAAAAGAGCGTCCACGAATTGTGGGACAGGTGGGTGACCGAGGCCGATGCCGAGGTCATCACCAATTTCTACGGTCTTCAGAAGCGGGTCGCGCGCGAATTGTTCATTGCAGGCGAGGTCTTCGTTCGCCTGCGACCGCGCTACATCTCCGACGGCCTCTCCATTCCCCTGCAGCTCGAGCTGCTGCCGTCGGAGCAATTGCCGCTCTGGCTCACCATGCCGCTTTCCAACGGCAACTGGATTCGGCAAGGCATCGAGTTCGACAGGATCGGCCGGCGCGTCGCCTATCACTTCTGGCGCGTCAATCCCGGCGATATCACGCAGGCGCCGAAGTTCGGCGAACGGGTGAGGGTGCCGGCGAACCAGGTCCTGCACATCTTCGATCCGCTCGAGGCCGGACAAATCCGCGGCCTGTCGCGATTGACGCCGGCGATCGTCACGCTCTGGATGCTCGACCTCTACGATGACGCGGAGCTCGAGCGGAAGAAGACCGCCGCGCTGTTCTCGGTGTTCATCACGCGCCCGGACCCTGATGGTGACTTCTTCGAGAATGAGAAGAAAGCCGCTCCTGGCTCGGGGCGTAAGGGCGCGGAGGACGATGGCCCGGCCGTCAAGCTCGAGCCGGGCTCGGCGCATGTCCTGCTCCCGGGCGAAGCGGTCACGACCGCGGCGCCGGCGGAGAGCGGGCAGTCCTACGAGCCGTTCCAGTACCGGACGCTGACCCGGATCTGCGCGGCGCTCGGCCTGCCTTACGCCGGCGTCACCGGC